AACATGGGCGCCATCTTTATCTATACCAAAATATTCTCGTAAATTATCCATACTATAGCTCTTTAGATCAGGATTATGCTCAAACCAATAAAAAACTAAATTCATAACATCTATAATATCTCTAGGATAAAAAATGTCTGATGTATTTTCTTTATTTACATTGTCATATTTCTGGCTTAATCTATCAATAATTTTTAGGTCAAATCTATGAATATTATAACCAGCCGCTATCGGAGCACTAAATTGACTTTTCTTAGAAGATCTTGAATGATATTTATCTAGATAATTCACAAACATATTCCAAGACTGTTGTTGTTTTGGATAGTTTTTCCATTCATTTAGAACGTCTTCTTTAGCACATCCTTTAACCTTACCATGAAAATCTAAAATATCTGTGGTATAAACATAATCATCGTTTTGTTCCAGTACCTCTGGTTTGAAATTAATATTAAATTCTGAATTGGGTATAATTTCTAATTTAATAGGATCTATAATCACAGCAGCAATTTGCACAGGACTACAGGTTTTGGGATCGGAACCGTCGGTTTCAAAATCAAATACGCAAATTTTATTATAATTAATCATCTACCTGTACTTCTGTTAGTGGCTTAATTCCGGTCTTTTGGTTAGGGTCACTCGCTAGGCAGGCGTTGGTAAACTTACAACAGCTGATCCTCCGCTCTTCTATCTTCTTATATTCTGCATCATTCATTTTAAAATTACTGTCTACAGGAACATCTTTAAACTGTACTGTTTTCATCTTATACTCCTTGTTGTAATAAAAATCTAATTGTCATAATTTTATCTAACATTGCTACACCCAGAATATCGAACTTAATAATTCCAATATTTTCTAAGTCTTGCATTTCCATGCCAGCAATCAGTTGTTTATTTTTACTATCATAAACCATAGGACAAATTTCATTTAATGGCTCAGAACTAATAGCTATTCCTGCTGCGTGTTTAGATTGATTTGATTTTGTTCCCTCCAGCCGAATAGCTTGTTCAAATCTTTTGGCCAGAGGCCCCTGCAATTGTCCACTATCATCAATATAGCACCATTCTTTGAGTTTGTCAACATTATTTTCTAATGCCCAGCGGATAATAGAAGATTCCCCGGTTTCCTCTTTCATTTCTTGAAGTTCATCAGCAATTTTAGATTCGTCTGGTATATTTTTGGTAATCTTATTCATTTCATCAAAACTAATATTACCATATACTCTTAATACATCCTTTAATGCTCCTCTCCCCTTGATGGTATTAAAAGTAATCATTTGTGAAACTTTATCGTGTCCATATTTATTTTTGATGTATTCTATGATAGCTTCTCTTTTATCAATTGGTACGTCTACATCTATATCTGGCATACTAATATGATCAGCAGAATTGCGACCAGCATTATAAAACCTATCAAATAATAGATTATATTTTATTGGATCTATGCTAGTAATACCAATTAAATATGAAACTAAACAACCAGCAGCGCTACCTCTACCTGGTCCTGGCAACCATTCATTTTTTCGTACAAAATTAACAATATCTTGAACTATTAAAAAATAACTAGATAATCCAGCACCTTGTAATACCTCTAATTCATATTTAATTCTATCAACATATTGTTCTTGCTCTTCTTTTGCTATTATATTTGCTATTTTGTCTTTCCATCCGTCTCTACACAATTGCCTTAAATATTCATCTGGATTTTGATTATTAGGACATTGAAAAGGCGGAAGCTTTGGCTTGCTAAGTATACTATATTCTTCTATAAGATTAGCTACATAATTAGTATTTTCTATTTCTTCAGAGGTATGTAGTTCTCTCATTTCTTCTTGAGATGGTATATGATAATTTTCTGATGTAAAAAAACAAGACAAAGCCACATCTTCATCATTACTAATCTTACGACTAATTTCTGGGAAAGTTGTTTTAAGATTATTGCATAATAATATTCTTTGATCTATAGCATCTTCTTTTCTACAGTAATGTGCGTCTGGAGTGCAAATAATTTTTGTATTAGTCTCTTGACCTATTTTTCTGATAGCATTTGTTAGAATTTCTTGCACCGGCAAATTATCTTTATCTATTAACTGAGCTTCTAAAAATACTTTGTTTTGAAATATTTCTTTTAAATATGACACATGTTGTTTGCCGATGTCTAGCCAATTATCTTTTAGTTCATATCCATTAAGGATCATATCAGATAGTGTGGACCCTAAATGTCCAGTAATAGCTATGAGATTACCACTATTTAAATTAGCTATTGTTTTTAGATCCAACCGAGGCTTATGATAATAATGTTCTGGCTTGTTTGATTCGGATACAATCTTAATTAGATCCTTCCACCCATTATAATTTTGTGCTAAAACTATAAAATGAGATAATGATCTATTTTCTTTTTCTTGTATTTTTGGATCTTGTTCACAAACGTAAAGTTCACAACCTAGTATTGGTTTAATATTAGCCTTTTTCATAGCCATGTAAAACTTTACCGATCCTGCTATATTCCCATGATCGGTCAATGCACAAGTAGTGGCTCCAATTTCTTTACATCTTTCTGCTATTTGTTCAGGCTGACTAAGCCCATCTAATAAAGAAAAATGAGAATGTAGATGCAGAGGAATATACTTTGTCATTCTACGGAACCTGGGCTTTTGTACTTACCAACACTATAACCGTCCACCGTGTAGGTGTCAACTACATTTTTCATGCCGTTCAATTCGGTGTCGTGCTTAATTTGTTCGCACATAGTCATATAAGAGCCCTTTGTACAAACTTGATTATCTCTATATTCTAGTATTGGCAATACGCTTTTATGATTTTCAAAAGTGTTTTTTCCAAAATAACATAATTTGGTACATTTCCAAGTTTTACTTAATTTGGGCTTGATACATTTTTTAATTTGTTCAAATTTTTGACGTATCAAATCTTCAGTAGCTAATAGATCGGATTTATCAAAACACATACTAAAAGCGCCACCATCATTAATAAAATTAATAGACATAATTATGTGATCATATTCTGGATAAAGTTTACTTAAAGCATAATGATAGATTTTTAATTGAGGATCCACATATAGCTTTTCTAATGTTTTTTCTTGTCCCGTAGCCCAGTCTAGTCTTTTGCCCGTTTTCCAATCTATAACTTCTAACGTAGAATCGTTAACTTTGGTAATAAGATCAATAGTGCCTTTTATGGCCAATTTTCCTTCTATCACACCCTCTTTTGTTTCGTACTTATATTCTGCCCAAGGCTTATCTATAACAATATCAAAATGTTGTTCTGGTTGTACTATATCCCTAGAGCGTGGATCAAACATACCATTGTGGTCTGCGATAGCCTTATTGACCCACAAACGGGCGTCTTTTAAATCTTTTGGCAACCACTCGTGGTGTTTAAACTGAGAGGTATAATACGCATAGACCTTTTCCACAATATGGTCTAAATTATAACCATGAATATCAATATCTCCTAAAATATCATCAATATACTTAGGGCTATTATTTTGCTCGCTTTGCTTAATACCGGCTAAAATTTCTAATACTTTATGTACTATGGTGCCTTTATCAGCTTTTTTATTTGATGGACTTCTAATGCCTAAATTATATTCAAGAAAATATTGTTGCTCGCACATAGAGTGCGTACCATAAGAGCTACTTCTTAAGTATGTTATAATTATGATAACACCTTCTTCTTTTTGAGAAAATTTAATACCACTTCGTTTTGTTCTGGTATGGTTAGTGATTCGTTATGAATTATTAAATCAAAGTTGCTATTAGAATAATTTATCTCATCTAAAGCTACTTCGCTTTCGTGATTAGAATTATAAGGATTTCTCGTAAGTTTAATAACTATGCCGCCAGCATTTTTTACAGCTTCGACCTCATTAGGAAATCTACAATCCGCAATAATAGCTAAGTTTGGTGTTTCATTTCTAATCTTATTGATAGTAGCACCAGACCAAACGTCGTTTTTCATTTTCCTAAATATATTTGTTCCCACAAATTGCATAACTTCTCTAGCATTTAATTTTTTACCTTCCCACTCTATATCTGTTAAGGTATTTTTATCAATATCTTCTCCATAACATTGATTATATGTTAAGCCTAAAATATTCATACATATATCTTTTTTTAATGGGTCTGCAAAATTATATATCTTGGCACCATTGAATGGTTCTATTATTCCATTAAAATATTTGGCTACAAATTCTGAGCATGTTGTTTTGCCAGATTGTTTTCTTCCCGCAAAGGCTACTATGGTATTCATATGATCCTCTTAATATATTCTTTTATTTCGTCATTAATTTCTTGTGATGTCATTTCAGCAACATCGTTTTTAGAGATTTGTGGCACAAATATTCTATATGTATTTTGACATTTATTTTTAATTTGCTGTGCTGCTTTTTTTCCAGCCTCATCATTATCTGTTAATAATATTAGTGTCATAGCTCCAGAACTATCTAATAAAATCTTCTGTCTATCACTTAGTGATGATCCAAAAATAGCTACACTATTATGTATAGCGTTTTCCTCTAGTCTCCAAACATTACCTGGACTTTCTACTATTATCGCTATACCAGTTTCATATATATGGTTTTTGGCAAACCAGAAGTTGTATAGATAGTTTTGGCTTTTAAAGTCCGAGCTATGTTTCCATTTAGGACACAACCATTTATTTTCGTCAGAGAGACAGGAACTAGATGGGTCATGATATGATGAACAATTAGCACACTTTTCGAAAATACTCCGTCCGGTGCATCCAACCATATATTTATAGTCTATGTCATAAACTGGAACTACAACCCTATTATGCATAGGTTTGGATGAGTTATTACATAAACCCACATCATATTTAATTAGTATATCTTGTGAATAATTTCTATTTATATAGTATTGTGCTGGGATTTCTATAGCCTTAATTATTTGTTTTCTAGTGATTCTACTTTCAGATTTTTCAACTTTAGCATTAATATAATTGACTATATTTGTAAAATTCTTTTTTTCTTTTTCTGTTTTAGAAATTTTAATACTATTTAAGTCTTTATTTAAAAAAGCCTGAACATAATCCAGGGCTTCTTTAAAAGAACAACCTTGATCTCCTGGTTCGGTCCATCCATATTTTTGATGAGAGATAATTCCTCTAACAAAACCAATAACCGAGGATTTAAATTCTTGTTCACAATTGTGTGTTCTACATTTCCAGTTGCCTCTATAATTATCCCCATCTGGATAAATATTGAGAGCGGATGGGTTGTCTCCTCCGTGAATAGGACAATTCATAGATATCATCTTAGCATTATTTTTATAATCTAAGCCAAAACTATCTAACAAAGTTTCTATATTATCACACAGATCATCACATAGAACTTTGAGTTTAGCCTGATCAATCGAAGGGTATTTGTTCTTCATTGTCATTTGGTTGTTCATCTACAATAAATCCTTCGTCTTCATTTTTTGTATTATTTAATATTTCTAATCTAGTTTTACCCTCCGTAATTTTTGCACACCATCCCTTCATATAGCAGTTTATATAATCATTATCGTCTAGACCCCCACCATGCCGACTTACTAAGGGTAAGAGTTTACGATTGCCGTTTGTTGGTCCATCTTCTGCTATTTCTTCGTCGCTCTTTCTTTTGAAAATACTAAAATTACTACATAGCCAAATGATCCTGTCGGAACCACTAGCAGTATCCGTACTTTCTTTTGTTATTCCATCCCTATTAAGCTGAATAAAAGC